CAAATTGTCTGAGTGGCGTCCTAACACCCGCCATAACTGGAGTAGGAATGTTGATTTTGTGTGTGCTGATTGCTTCGTAGTATCTTCTGACATATTCTAACCTTGTGTCTTTAGGGTATTTGGAAAACAATGTAGCAGCAATCATGATATACATCTGTTGAGGTGTCTCAAACAGGTAACCTGTGCTTCTATCTTGTACCAGATATTTATCGCATACTTGTCTCAAGCCTGCGTATGTAAACAAATAGTCTCTGTCGTGGTCAACATAAGACTCTATCTCTTCCCACTCTTCCTCAGTATATACTGTGAGTAATTCTTCATCATACATACCATGGTCTACACACTTACAAATATGATTGTAAAGTATAGGAGGTTTGTCTGGGTGGTATCCGAAGACTGCTTTCCTAAGACCAAACAGTAACAACCTTGCTGCAACATATTGATAGTTAGGAGTGTCTAATGATATCAAATCATTAGCAGAGCGTATTAGAATCTCTTGGATGTCTTCTGTCTTAATGCCATCGTAGAATTGTATTCCACTATTCATCTCTACTTGAGATGATGACACACCCGCAAGGTCTTCGCATGCTAACTCAACCATTGCGTGTACTTTGTCGAGATTTAGGGACTCGACAGACCCATCTCGTTTAACAACACTGATTCCGTTGCTCATACTTTCTTCCAGTCTGTAAATTTAATTTGTGCTTCTAACCCTGAGTAGGTGTTTGATTTTATTATAGCATAGGGATTCTCCCCTGCTAATACCATATCATTAATGTCCTTCTGAATTAAATTCTTAGGCCAAATAACGATAGTTTCTTTTGATTCGATACAAGATTGCATTCGTTGTACAATCTGTTTGTTTCTTGGTTCGTTGTCGAAGACCCAAATCCGTAAACCATATTGTAGATTCCGATGGTCGACATCGCTCCCACACATAGCAATAGCGTTGGGAAGAAAGCAGGAGTCAAAGGGACCTTCCGTGACATAAACGGTTTCATTTTTTTCAATTTTGTCTTGTCCAAATAATTTTAATTGGTCATCAAACATTACGGTGATGTATCGTAAGTCTGTATACTTCTCCAAAGAGCGACCCTGCACTCCAAACCACGTACCATCATCACTAATGAGTGGGATAATAATTCTAGGTTTGTCGTGTGTAATTTTTTCAAATGTTTTCTTGTGGGTATTGACCCACGACATGAATTTATCAACGTAGTAGAAACGACTCAGTTGTGCCTCAGGTATCTTCCTATCCAGTAAATATTTCTTAGCTGGGTGAGAAGTATTTAGGTCTGAGATTCTTTGAGCAGACGGATTCTTTTTGAAGTTAGGTTTTGCTGATGGTATCTTTGGTGAGGGTGTATGTCTACCCTTACCAGTCATGCCTGACTTGTATTTTTCCATGACAAATTGGTCATACAAATCAGGTGCTTGGTCTTTCAAGAAGTTACCAAGAGACCTACCAACACCACAGTTATGGCACTTGTAAATGTATTCTGATTTCTTCAGAAAAAAATACCCTCGTGCTTTACTCTTATTCTTCTGAGAGTCTCCGCAGTAAGGGCATCTGAAATTGTACAGTCCACGCTTGACATGCTTGTATCTGTCAAGACGTGAGCTGATTAATCGAATGTATTTGTCTTCGACGTAGTCCAATCTACCCTTTCTACTGTGGGTATCATACTCGTTTCATTGGAAGCTGTCAAGCCTTGTAATATCCTTTGTCCGACTGGACTAACAAGAAAAGATATAATTGTAAGACCTCCTGCTATTGACCACATCTTCTTCTCCATCAACCTTAGTCTATCATCTACCTTTCTTATATCTCTCTCACATCCTTTCTTTATAGCAGTTGTCTCTCTATTAACATCAGCAGACAATCTGTCTATCTTTTCAAATAATACTTCGTCTATCTTATCCTGCTTGTCTAACTTCTCGTTATGTACAGCAAGAAGTTGACCCATCTTTACAGAATTTTCCTGCAGGGTGTCGACGACTTTCTCCAGTCTTTCTATTATTGCTGAATTAATATCAGACATTATACTCTTAGTGCTGCTTGCCTCTTATCCCAATAAAATTTAATCACTTCATTTGGATATAAACGTTTGACTGAAATCTTTTTAAAATTCTCAGGGCGATACATCTTTCTTAATTCTATCTTCAACGCTGACTCGGACTTGGAATATAGTACGTATGACTCTGCTCCATCATATGATATCTTAAAGGGTAGGTAACCACTCTTATCTTCAACTGCTTCGCCTATGCCGACATTCTTAATCACATGACCTTTCGGTTTGTATTTCCTACGCTTCACCTTAGCACTCATCAATGGGTCAAATCCTGCATTAGGACCTGTGGGGGCAGCACTTCCAGTGAAACCTCCATTGCCGACACTCATTGTAGGTGCATCTTCATTCATAATGCGTTAAGTAAATCGAGCACATCATCATCAATATTTATGTTAGCGAATATTCCAGTAGTATTTTGTGGGTCTATTCTATTTAAGTATAAAAGAAATGTTTTTATGATTGCGTAGTATTCTTCACCCAACTTATACATCAACAAAGGGATAGTCCCTTCTCCAAATACATTGAATAAAATAATAAGGTGGTTAAGAATCAAGTTGACTCTCAACACACCTGTCTTAAGGTATCTCTTCAATAACCTTTTTAGATATTTAAACTTCTTCATGTCCTCCATGAAGTCATCTACGGTAACTGATTGTGGGTTATCGTAATGCTTGATGGCGAACATGAGATAGTTTTTCTCATTTAGTTCATCAAATCTCATTATAAAATTTAGTTACTAACTACCGAATGTTAGAGTTGCTGCTCCGTCGGTATACTTTTGGACTGCACCTTTGCTTGAGTTAATCACGCAACGATACTTATATCCGTCTAATGTGTCACCACTAAGTCCACTGTATGCAAGAGTTGCGGTTGTGAAGTTAGCGTATGTGATACCAGTATCAAGTGAAGCACTTACATCTACCCAACGAGTAGTTGCACTCTTGGTCTGACGTTGCCACTTGTATGTAATAGTACCTGACTGGTCTACTGTTGCTGCTGCAACAAATGTGCCTGCACCACTAGAAGATGTAGATGCTGCTGGCTGTGTGCCGACTGTGATTACCTCTAATACATCTGCTGCTAGTGTATCATCAGCCATGTCTCCTGCGTTTCCTGCAGTTGCCTTAGCTGGTGCGATGTATTCTGCTTTATGTTTGGTGTCACCGTTGTGTGTCTGATAAGTGCGATACTGCCACCAACCAGGTCCAGTGATTCCTCTAGACTTGTTGGATGCAATGCTCTGCTCAGTTGTGTCAACGAAGACCAACTCATATGAGTTACTATCTCCACCCTTGACTACAAACTCAGCGACTGCCTTAGGAGCAGTACGTCTGATAGCACCAGACAATGAAGCATTAGTGCTACCCGCATATGTTGTGTGTAATTCAATAGATGTGGTAGATGTTACCTCTCTTACAATGTAGTTAACGCTATTAAGCACCAAGATATCGCCAACATCGACGGAATCAGCAGCATTCTTCGTAACTGTTGCGTCACCATTAGTGACACCTACGTTATTGCCAAAGGTGGAAGCGTCTATAGTACCTAAAATAGACATTAGTTTCTCTAATAATTTTTTCCTATAAGTTATTTATAAGAATTACTCTCTAGTTGCTAGTGCAGACTTAACTGTCTCCAATAGCTTGTCGTCCATGTCTGTCTTAGTAAGTTTAACTGCCTTACCTAGAATGACTAGACATAAGTCGATTAGTTTCTCTCCCAACTCAGAATCGTCTGGGATTTTGTTTACTGCATCTGATACAATTTTAGATGCGAATGGTAGTAGAAATGATAGCATGATTAAAATTCAAACGATACATTATATAGGCTGTTTACCTTGCATTTGTTGGTCGTGGTCTTTAGTAAACTGTATCATTCTTTCTTTCATTCTATCTTCTGTCTCTTTCAATCTCTTCCTTGCTTGTGCATCATAAAGACGCTTTGCTTGAGCAGCTTTACCCGCAGCACCTTCTTTATCTCCTGCCTTTGCAAGTTCTGCTCTCTTCTGGTCTGCAGCTCTGGATGCTTTTAATCCTGTGTCAGCAGAGATTTCATGAAGTGTCTCTTCTCCTACGTTTGACTCGTCTGGTGCTGTATCCACTGCTCCTTCTCCTTTAGGACTCTTTGCACGTTTAGAACGCAATGCGTCATGTGCTGCTTCTCTCATTGCATTTAACTTTTCTTTTACCTTTGAGCCATAGTAACTCTCTGCGCGGGTGTCCTTGCCATCAGGTTTCAAACCTTTCTTTCTCTGGATAGCATTATGGACTGCTCCTGCATGCTCTTTAGAACCGCTCTCAATTTTACCATCACCATCATAGTCTTTGGCAGCTTTCTTTTCTTGTAGTTTGGTTTCTTTCATGAGGTCTTCCTTCTTAGGGTTAATAACAACGTTTCCTTTCTTCTTAGTAGTAAGAAAAGACTTTTCACCTGGGTTGGAGGGTTTCATTTTAGTTTATCTCTCCCATTTTTTCCAACTCCGCATCGGAAAATAATCCCGACTTAGACAATTTATTTATAAAGTCAGAAGGTTTTTCGTCTTCTTTGACACAATTAGGGACTTGTTTTCCACCCTTCATTTTAGTGCCAGATGCTTTGTAACCTTTCCAACATGTAGATGCACCAACGTTTTTACGTGCCTGCTTAAGTCCTTCTAACATGAGTTGATGTACGTCATCAATGTCTACACCTACTACACTTTCCTTAGCAGTTACACCTAAATCGCCTGCCTCTTTTGCTGTCTTCTCTCCTTTCTTTCCGACAACAATGTAACGACCATCAGCCTTACGTCCTGTGATGAGCATGGAGTTTCCACCTGAGGATACGACACGACCTATGTTACGGTCATCCTTATGCTCTGCTTTCTTTTTCTTGACAGTTTCTCTGTCTACGTCGAAGCCTGCATACCCTTCTACCACTGGCTCGAATGTGTCAAGGACTTCCATGACTTTCATTACACCTTCGTGGAGACGCTTAGTCTCAGGAAGTTTATCTTCCTCAACCGCCTTAAGAATATATGACTGCTCTGTTGGAGTGTAATCCATTAAAGCTGCAGACACTAACATTTCTAGTTTCATTTTTATAACACCTGATTGGTCTTACTGTTTTTATTTAGTCTTAGCAGACTTTCTAATACGTTGTTGAAAATCTGTAAAACTGACTACAGATTGCCCTGGAGTCATTGCTTGTAATGCCATTCTATAGTTGTCTGTACCTGCCTTCCATGTGTTACCACTGCCATCATCAGCAGAGTAATTGTTTTGGAGTTTGGTGGTATCAGCAGCACGTGCCCATGCAGCACGTGGGTCTTCCACTTCAGTTATATTCTTTAACCATACCTTTTCCTCATTGCCATCTGGCATTTGGAATACGACATGATTAGTGCCACGATGGACAACCTTTCCTATTAGTCCAGTGTCATCGTGCTCTACTATAGCACCTACCTTAAAGATATGGTTTAACATATAGAAATCTCTAAACGAATCTGCATCTAACTTAGGTGCATACTCCCAGAGTGTCAACTCTTTGATTGACTTCTTGGTCTTCGTTTTCTTAGGAGGTGGTGTCATTCCAGTCTTCACGTCTGCCATCATCTGTTTGGAATGCTTTGAGGAGACACCCTTAGGCATGCCTGCATGGAATGAGGCATGGTCATCACCACTTGCATGCTTACGCATTGCAGATGCTGACAACTTCTCTACAGGGTCATCACTCTTAGGGTCTCTTGCTCCTGCTGATTTGATATTGATAGTCTTAAAGTTATAATGCACTCCATTATATTTGTTAGTCAACTTCTCAAACTCTTTTACTCTATCGTCTCCTACCACCATTGTTACGTGCTCATGACCCTCGTCATGTAGGTCACGCATTACATCAAATATATTTCTATGTGCTTCGTTGTTTTGAATCTTGTCCTTGTGTGAGGGAAATAACTTCCTCATGTGGTCTACTTTTTGTTGTGCGGATAACGGATTCTTTTTGTGATCCTGACTACGGGATGGGTAGATTCTATAGTTTCCCGAGTCGCCTCCGTGCGCTTTGACAGCATCAAGTAACTTGCCATGGCCAGCGTGAGGAGGGTTAAAGCGACCAAAAGTAATAGCAACATGCTTGTCCTCTAGGTTACCAGAAGTCTTCTGACCTTTTTGACTTGTCGTGGGTTTCTTAGGTTTGTTTTGTTGAGACGCACTCTTAGTTGCCTCAGTTATAAATTCTAAAAAATTCATTTACCCCAATCTTTTGCGACGGTGAAGTTTGCTCTAGAAAATTCTAATCTATCGACCAGTTTAAGTGCATTGCCATCTTTGATAGCGACGAAACCTTCTGGACTGGTTACCTTGTAACCATTTTCATCTTCTAAGAAAGTGCCGACACCTTCTATCTTTTTCAGTTTATTTATGATTTGCTGTTTAGCAGTCATAAGGTCTTTGAAACCGCTAAGTGCGGAATACATGACAGACTTATTACTATTTAGATAAGCAAGAGCCTTATCAGCCCTGTCAGACCAGTCTTTCTGTGCTTTAGCAGTCTTTTTCTTAGCAATTTCTGCCTTGAAACGTGCATCTACGAAAGAAATATACCCTTTTGCCATAGCAGTAGAGTTAGTTGGTATCTTTCCTGAGCGTATTACTTGGTTGAAATACATTTTAAACAATGCATTGTAAGCAAATGACCCTGTCTCCTTATTGATAGTGTTAAGAAACTTACGTCCACCAGTAAGGTTACGTTTAGCAGATGCTATGGTTAAGTTTATCTTCGACAACTCTGCAGGAGATAGGTTTGCCATACCATTTACATTAGTAAACTCTGAGGAGAATACTGCCACACTGTCTACACCTTGTAATGGTTTGACATTGACACCAAACCCTGCTGACATTGCGTCTATACTTGACCCACTGTATTTAGTATGGAATACAATACCTATCTCACTCTTTGCTATCTGCCTACCCATGTCAGAGTCTACCTCTACACAGTATGAAATAGTATTTGGTTTGAAAATATAACATCTTTTACCTTTCATAGTGACAATAGGAGGTCTCTTCTCATAGAGTAGGTCTCCTTGTAGGACACCATTAATAGGTAGTCTCATCAAATATTTTAAACAAGTCTTAAGTATCTTGTTAAGTCCACTGTCAGGGTAATACTCATCTATGAAACCATCAGTGTAACAAATTTTAGGTGTAGACTTATTGAATACTGACTTGTTACCTACAAAAAACTCTCCTGTCTCAGGGTCTGTGCCACAAACTATAGCAGGAGCACCGTCCCACTTAACTGTTACCTTTGTATTACCACCACCTTTACCTGTGGTCAGCATGTCTCGTAGACCTACAAGAAAATTAATACTATTAGTAGCACCGTTGTAACCAGAGTTAAATATGTCATCTTCTAAATGCTCAAGGTGGGTATTCTTTGCCATGACTATATTATACTATACTGTGGGGTGAATGGGAAGAGTAGTGGACACTTATTTAACTGGTTATAAAAAAGACGCATCTCTATCTAAATCCATAGGACTTGGTCTGAGACTAGCAATCTTAAGTGCCATCAGGAATGACCATCTTCCATCTGATTTCTTATTGGGCTTGAAACGAATTCTAATATTACTGTCAGCACAAGATTCAGAGAAACGAGGACATCCATATTTCTCAGGGTCTTTACCCATATAATATAAACCCTTTCCTTTTATCTGTATATAATAAGTATCTTTTGCGTTGTAATACTTTTCAACCTCCTGCGCAGGTCCGAATCCTTGTCCTAGATACTTATCTTTAAATCTTTTTTGGTCTAGATTGTATCCTACCATACGTTCCTTAAGTGATGAGCCAGGCTTCAACATAAACTTAGCAGGCATATTCTTTTTAGGTTTCCAATGAGCATTTGCTTTTGGGATAATACTATATTGCTCTGCAATACCTATCATAACTTTGGCTCCATCTTTCTGCGCTGATGGTTTAGTCTTATCAATATAAAATTCTCTACGAGTAGTATCAAAATCAAAATTCATTTGAGAAAAGTCAGCAGATAACTTTTCCTTTAATTCAAACTTAATTGTCTTAGCTCCCTTTGTTAACTCAAGGTCAGCTTTAGCAGAGTCAGGACCCGCAGGGTCAGACACAGTAAATCCTTGGTTTCTTAGAGATTTAATTAAATAAACCTCGTATTCAAAACCCTTGTTGCTTTTACCCTCAGGTTTAGCAAAAATTCCCTCACCATCATAGAGAGGTTCTGTATCTACTTTCTTTGGCATGAAAGTATTTAGTCTGTCTTTATCGCTATATTACCTGATACAGAAATTCTTTCATCATCACAGTTATAAAATGGATACACACCATGCATAAGTTTAGATGGGAAGAATAATATAGTGCCATTTGATTCTTCACTTAGTTGATACTTATATGTTGTTATCTCTCCTAGTATGTTGGGATACATAAACTCAAAATTAGATGCAGAGCCACCGTCATTTGCTTCAGTAGTTGCATACTGCTCTCTATAATCTGTAGGTATGTCTAACCATATGACAAAACTATACACACCAAAATGATTGTGGAAAGGATTGAAGTCATACTTTCTCATTCTATTGACCCAGAAACTTTCCAAGCACATCTGATGCTGTCCTGTAGTAGGTATCTTATCTCCTTGATTACCAAACTTAAATGCGTAGTGACTACAGTATTGTATTAATGTCCTATCAAAAAATTGATTCTTCTTATCTTTTAAATATAAACTCTCATGTAGATGTCCTACCAAATTAGGTTTGGCATTTACATTTGCTTCAAGAATATAATTCCAGAGAAGTTTTATCTCTTCTGGATATAATTTACTTTCTAACCATCCTAAGTTGGAGGGGATTATATACTGCACTAGATGTCACCTGGCTGACGATTCTCCGAGTAATTAGTTTCAAACATTTGATTAGGATAACGTGCTGCTAACTTAAGAGTATTAGTATAGATGACCTCATCAAACCTCACGTCTAGTGCTAGGCATGCTTGTGCAACATACCACATGATGTCACCTAACTCTTTGGTTAGATGCTCTTTGTTTGCTGCGGTATAGTCTTTACCTTGAAACTTTAGTTTCTTTACAATCTCCATAAACTCTCCTGCTTCTGCAGACATACCTGATGCAGCAGTATCAAGACGTTGTATGTTACAACCTTGTGATTTTAACTCTGCATATCTCTCCATCAACGCTGTGAAATCTTTACTAGGCTCTGATGTCACTCTATCAACAAACTCAGTATACCTATCCAAGTCTACCTCAAACTTTTTAGGACCTTCCTTCTCTGCTTTTGCTTTCTCTTTTAGTTTCTTATCTAATTTTTTCTTTGACTGAGGAGCAGTGCCCATCTTCTTACCCATATCTTCGGGTGTCTTGGCAGTTTCTTGCTCAGTTGCTTTTACTTTTTCTTCTGCCTCATCTACTTTATCTCTAGCAGCACTATTGATACGCTCTGCAGCAGCATCTTGGTCTCCCTTCTTAGGGTCAAATTGGTTAGTAAATTCAGCCATTAAATTTTAAATCCTTCAAATGATTTTTTAGTATCTGTAAATGATTTAGGAGCATCGCCTGCATCAATGATGTTATCTTGAGCACCCTGCTCACAATCATACAACCTCATCTTCTGTCTGTCAATACCCAACACAAATCTCTTGTATACAGTAGGGTCATTATATCTATTCTTCAACTGCTTAACCATAATCTGATTCAACTCTTCCATATCCTCTGTAGATATGAGAGCAAACATCAAGTCAGCAGTTGCAGGAAGACCAAATGATTCACTGGTGTCAGTAATCTCTACGTTAGAATTACCATACCCAGACCTAGTAGTCTGTGTAGCAGATAGGATAGGCACGTTATACTCTCCTGCTAGTCCACGTAATTCTTCTGCTATTGCTTTTACATATGTGTATGAGTTTACAATCGTGCCTTTGTATCTACTACTAGCACATATGTTTAGATAGTCTACAAATATAATCTCAGGATGAAATCCTTTCTTCAATGACAACTCATTCAAGAGTGCTTTGAAGTGACCTACATGTGCAGATGCTGTAGGGTATTCTTTAATAACAAGTTTACCCTGTGTCTTTTTCTTCAACACATCCATCTTAGCACGATACTTTTGTTTTGTCAGTAAGGGGTCTTGGAGTGCTTGGATTGGGATGTCAAGGAGGTTGGCATCAATTCGCTCTGCAATCTTCTCCTCTGCCATTTCACATGTAATGTAGAGAACGTTGCGCCCCTGTAAGAGACAGGAACTAGCGACATGGCACATGAATAAAGACTTCCCGACACCCGTACCAGCAAGAGCGATGTTGAGAGTCTTATTAGGGAGACCACCTTTGGTAATTTTGTTAAGGTAGTCCAAATCAAATGGGACTTTTTCTTCTTTTCTATGGTAGAAATCGTATCTGTCATCAGAGTCTGAAATGTAATCATGTCCAACGGATTCATCAAAACACACACCTAGTGCGTCAGACATGATGCTAGGTATAGCATCCTTTGTACGTGTTTTATCTTGTCCGTCAGCAATCTTAACGGACTCCATCAGTGCTAAGTATATAGCACGCTCTTTGCACCATTTCTCAGTAGTGTCAACTAACCATTCATCATTGTAATGGTCTTTATCAAGGTTATCTAAGAAACTTTCAATGTCTTTATAGATGTCATCAGTAATATCTTTTCTCTTTTCTATCTCAATCTTTAGAGCGTTAGGCTCGGGTGTAGTATCAAACTTATTAATGTATTCACTAAGCGTCTCGAAGAGGACACGATTGGTAAATGCATCAAAGTATTCTGGTTTTACAAATGGTAAAACCTTTCTTGCATAATCTTCTTTTAGAATAAGTTTACTTAGTGCTACTTCTTCTATCTTAAGGCTCATCTGTAAAAAATAAAACTTGGTTGAAACGTTTGACTGGGGAGTAGTAAATATCTGCTCCGTGATAAAATTTCTTTCCGTTGAATAATACGAGTCTATTGTACTTCCCCTCGAATGTCAACAGCAATTCATAATCTTCTTTAGACCGCCATGGTTTGACATGCTCTGGTATTGAATCGCAGTCTTCAACTTCAAACTGATTGGGTGTGGCATACAAGTTAGTGCCTGTGCCCTCAAAGTATATCAATGCTGTATACCCTGCGTCTAGATGTGGATACCAATAGTTATCAATGTGGTCGTTGCCTTCATATTCAAATACATTACTCAAACAATCACGACCTGACCCATGATACTTTGCACCACATATGTCAAGTAAATAATCTCCAACTTCCCACAGGTCATCATTCGGAAAATGATGTCTCATATCATGGAATAACTTACCATTATAACCTGGGTCATCTTCTTTGTGATATCTTAACTCATTCTCCCAAAATAAATCCTCAACCTCCTCAGGATACTTATAGAAATCATCAATGATATACACTGGTGACCCCTGCACATGAGAAACCATTGGTGGATGAGTATTAAATTCAAACATAGTGTAAGTATGTGGTTATCATATACTTATCATCTGTTGTTGGTGGTAAATCTGAGTATGGATACTGCCATGAAGATGGAAACAACATCATTCTACCTGTCTTTGCAGTTACCTTATAGTCTAGAGTGTCAAAGTATACTCCATCATCAGTATCATTAAGGAAGATAACGAAGGTTGCAAACCTTCTAGCAGAGTCATAGTTACCTACGTCAATATGTGTAGGAAAACTATCTCCTTCTTCTGCAGAAAATTTATGCATTTTAATTTGCTCTAAACTATTCTGCGTTGGCCAATACTTATCCACCTTGACCTCCATAGCATACTGCTGTGCACATGCCTTGATTGCCATGATAGATTCTGATTGCACCACACTCCAATCATGGTCTTTATCTTTCTCAGACCTGACAGTTATATTAAGTGATGACATCTGTGGTTTTTCTAGACGCACTACTGATGCATCTTTACTAAACAACTCTATAGCATTTTTACAGACATTAGGGTCAACTATATCGTCGTAAACCTTGATGTATTCTCTAAGTTCCATAAGTAAATTCTTTTCTAGCAGCATCATCAAGTTGCTGCATTACTCCTTCGGTGAAGTATTTGTCAGGGTTGGCAAGAATAGCAGAAGGATAAACGGAAGATTCACCAACAACAATCCTATTACCCCGCTTCTGGAAGACTCCATACTTTTCACCCAATTCCAGTAGCCCGTAATACTTGTCCAATCCACGCTCATCGTAGAAGAGTCTAGTTGTAATAAGTGCATTTTCTTTTGTTAACCTCGACTTAGCTGTTTTACATTTTATTAAATTACCAATCACTTCTTTTCCATCTTTCTCTTTACTCTTGGAAAGATAGATGATTGTGCTTGCAGCGTATTTAAGACCACTGCCTCCACCCATTTCTTTTGTAGGTATATAAGCACCCACTACATCATATGTATGGTTTGTGACAAGTAGAGGGACATTTGCTTTACCCAACTTAAGGGTTAGCACACGGAAGATTGACTTAACAATCTGTGCTCTAGTCATATCTCTTGTCTCTTTTCCTGCCTCAGCATCCTCTACTTCTTTAGTAGTAGACAGCATACCAAGAGAGTCTAATACAAACATCATAGGTTTGCGTTGCTCCTCAGGTTGTGATAGATACTTGTCAAGAATCTTTAGTGACTGTGTGCGAAACTCCTGCACTGTAGTGACAGGCACAACAACCATACGATTGGCATCGATGTTACGAGACTCAATCATTTCTTTTGATATTGCAGACTCAGACTCAAAGTAAATTACTCCTGCATCTTTATCCTTCTCGAGATAGTGTTTGACTATACTCAAGCAAAAGAATGTCTTACCAGTAGAAGACTCACCCGCAATAGCAGTAATCTTATTAGAAGGTATACCTCCATAGATTGACCCAGATACAAGTCCATTAAAAATGTAACTACCTGTGTCTACAAACGATGAGTTATCTACATCATCTGATACTACTGTTGCATATTCATTGCCAATTTCTTTGACAATATCTTTTAGAAAACTCATTTCCATCTAAGTGTTTTTAAATATTTTAGCACGTCATCCCTGACGTCCATAAGCTCTTGGTAACAATCTTGGTTACGAGCACATTGACGAAGTTTCTCGTCAGGTTTCCAGACAGACTCTGTAAATAAGTCTACTCCACGATTCCATTTGTCTTTTGATTCGTCTAGCTCCATAGTGCCTCCAATGTGTTGGTTTTTTCTGCGTCCCATCCAAGAGTGTCAAGTATTACTTGCAACGGTTGAAGGAAACTTTTATTGAATTGTAAGTCATAATCAATACTTCCATTCAAACCCAACTCAGGTGGTAATGTTTGAAAGAATGAGACTACATTCTCATTGATTTTATTGGGGGTGTTAAGCATGACATACTTTACCTTCTCACCTTCTTGAATGAGAGGATACTTGTGTGTCAACTTCTTTTTCTTGACCCAATAATTATACAGTAGAGCACCACGCACGTGCATGGGACATCCTTTACCATATATTGTAGCAGGGGATGAATTCTTTGCAATGTTATTACAACCACGAGGAAATGCTATCTCCTCAGGTGTCATTGATTCAAACTCCCTTCTAAATTTATCAATGTAATCCTGCACATCGGATTCATTTCCTGACATGATGACATTTAGTGCTTCTTTAATAGCACTTCTACATGGAGCAGGAGTTGATGACTTCACTGCTTCAATGCCCATCATCTTTAGTTTAGGTTGCTCATATTGGACACCCTCACTATTCCATACGTTAAGAATATATCTTTTCTTAGCAGTCCAGATACCCTTGTTAGCGATATTCTCTCGCTTCATGACCATCTTCTGCTCGTATGCATTTACATAGGAGGACAACTCTTGGTAAGAACTCTCAATATACTTTTCAAATTCCACCTGACACACCTTGTCAAGGAACCGCACAATGCTCTCACCATCCTTCTTTCGCTCCTTGAATACAGCTTCAACCATAGGACCCAAGTTGAGGTAGATACTATCAGTATCACTAGCAATGACGTAATCATAATCATCTGTCTTTAATAGTTTGTTAAGATAAGTATTCATCTTATTCTCTATCCATCGGATAGATACCTGACCAGACAATGTAATTGCCTCAGCATTGGCAAGATTATAATACCTAAAGTATTGGTTACCGATAGCACCATAGGCAGAGTTGAGTTGAATCTTCCTTGCCATCTGGATGTTATTAAACTTAGAGATATCTCTTCTCAGTTTATCGGTGGGGGACTTCTCATACTCCTGCTTGGAGGCAAGCATTCGTTTCTTGTAGATAGTCCTTTCATCGTAGATTCTTTGCATAATCTCTGGTAGGAAACCATGAATGTCTCTACGATACTGTGCACCATTAGCACACACAGCATAATCACCTTCAATATCTACTTCTTGATTGAGTAGTTTATCTACTGTGACTGTGGGGTGACGCTCATCAACTAAGGTTTCTGGTGAGATGTTGTACTGCATGATGAGATGAGGATATAGAGAGTTAAGGTCAAAACTAACAACCCAATCGTACATACCTGGCTCAGGCTCTTTAACATACGCTCCTGCATACTTTTCATCTTTCTTAGTTGATTGACGAGGTGGGACGACAATGTTTCTTTTCTTCAAGTCATTATATATGAGAGTGTCCCACATACGGACTTGAGAATATACATCCTCGAAGTTTACTTTAGCATCGAATGCCATAGTAACTGCCAACTCGATGAGTTTCATCTTGTCTTCTAGTTTGTCAACCAGATTCACGTCATGGATGTTGTATTCCACGAAGCGTTGCCAGTCTGACGTATAGAAGTCTTTGAAGTTTTCATACTCACTGTGGTCAAGTTTCTTATCATCCAACTCAACCATAGCAATATGGTCTAGACGATAGGACTCTTGGTTTGTGTAGGTAAACTTCCTATAGAGGTCAAGGTAATCGAGAATGGATACACCACAGATATCATATGCAATTTGTTTCCTACCTTGCACAATAAACTCTCTGTCAATAACCCTATTCCAAGGCGACAGAGACTTCTTCCACTTCTCACCTAGCACTCTCTCCATACGACGACAGATGTATGGGATATCATACAGGTTGTTATTCCAACCAGTAATAATGTCAGGAGTATTATCAGACCACCACTTGTGGAAGTCTTGTAGCATCTCCTGCTCTGTCCAAAATACCCTATACTCTACACCTTCGGGAGGAGTAAACTCTCTTGTGCCCCAAGTAATAATCTTCTTAGTATTGAAGTCTTTAATTGTAAGGCATAACATTTCCTCAGCAGATGCTTGCACATCAGGGAAACCATTTTCACATGCAACCTCGATGTCAATCGTATAGATTTTCATCATAGACATGTCGTAATCAATATCAGCAGGAAACTGTTGATTGATATGTTGATAAACAAAACGCTCATACCCATGCACTTCTAGTCCATCAGTATCTTCGTATTGTTTTAAGACCTCTCTTGCCTCACGTGCACCACTAAACTGTTTCTTGTAGGCACGACGTCCATCTAGAGTTTTAAACTTTGTAGGTTTAGTTTGTGCTTTAGGCACAAAAAACAAAACAGGTGATGACCTCTCACGATACTGGACACGTTGACCATGCTCGTATCCACGATAAAGGATATCATCACCAAGTAAAACTAGGTTAGTATAAAACTTACTCATTCACAAGTTTCTTATATTTTTTTACTATCACCTGTGTAGGGTCTAGAATAGACATGACATCAGTAGTGTTTAGAAACACATACCTCTGGTCAGTATGGAGAGGATATGGGAGTAACTCAGAGTCTCTATCGACTTGGAAACAATCTTCTAGCAAGATGCTAGGCTCCTCATCCATCTCCTGCACTTTCCCCAACAAGTAGGTCTGCGGGTGGTGTTTGAGAATAATCAATTTTAGCATCGTCTGTTTTTAGTTTCTTAAATTTCTCAAGGACTTCTTGGTATCCTTGCATCACTCTCTCATGTGGGTCAGAAATTGCTACCACAGATAATAGTGTAACAAGATTTCTTCCTTTAGTCAAGGGAGACCACGGAAAGAATTGTATTTGCATATCTTGTAGAGATTCAATAGGGTCTTTACCTTCTTCTTGGAAGTAGTCCTCAGGATTCTGCATGATTTGAATGGTAAATGCTTCACCAAACTCATATGCTAGTGCCTTAGTCGACTCAGGACTCTCACGAATCTCTTTGATATCAGCGATTACGTCTTCCCCGCTTTGCATTCTTGCTATTTTTATGGCCATAGTCAGTCTCCATTAGGTTATCAAATGTGGTTGCCACCAAATCTTTAAATGCTTTTCTTGCAGATACATTTTTTTCGTCTGCAAGGATGTGGACATACTGCATAAAGACATCAGTTGCCTCTGTCGGCACGTCTACTGTTACAGTGTCACTCCGTTTTGAATACGGAGGAGTTAAATTTACATACAAATTCATGAATTCTCCAAAGAAAAAGAGACCTCTGCGGTCTCTTCGATTTATCATTATATAGGTATAATAAAAGAGGGTGGTTGGATTCCTGTATACCAACAAGAGGAGGGCATTTCTACAGTTTAGAATTACTCCTCTGCCTGAGACCCGATTGGTCATCGGTTCTGCCCCTGCGGACAGCAGCACCACCTGTGTCTCATCACCTTAACCAGCTATATGCCAGTAAGTTTATTCAGTCACACCCAACGTAAGCGTCCTTACTCTGTAAGTATAACACTACTTTCCTATCTTGTCAACAGCTGCTCTTGCTTTATCAAGAATGTCACCTTTCAAAGGAACGAATCCTAGTTTAGGTGCTTTGTCCTGATACTCATCACTCAATAGAGTTGATAGAGTTGTCTTGATTGCTTTGGTATTTCTACCATTGCCCTCTTCATATGCAAGTATCCAAGTCAATGTAGCAATCGGATATGCTCCTTCTGCTGTTGGGTTAGGGTTCTTACCTGCTAGGTTTTCATCTAACTCAATACCATTAAGTGCCTTTGCTCCTGCTTCAACAGATGGTTTTAGAAACTCACCGTTTAAGTTTTGGAGTGCTGCTGCAACAACAACGTCATCAATATAAGATTGGTTCACATAACCGATAGCACCAGGTGTATTCTTGATAACACCAGCAACACCAGCATTACCCTTACCACCAACTCCTTTTGGCCAAGCAACTGACTTACCAGTTCCTAATGTCCAAGTAGGAGAGAATGCTTCCATACTATTAGTGAATGCCTTAGTTGTTCCAGAACCATCTGAACGATGTGCCCAAGTTAACTTCTGGTCATCACATCCAAGTTCTTTCCAGTTAGTAATGATACCCATTGCAACTTCAACTGCCTGTTGTTGTGTTAACTTAAGGTCACAACCAGGGTTGTTATAACCAAAGGCAATAGTCCCACCTGTCATAGGTATTTGGACTAATCCTCTTGTAACTTTGGCAATGTCTGCGTCCTTCATAGGGTCATCAGATGCACCGAAGTTTACGGTTTCATCAATAAATGCTTTGCGTCCACTACCAGACCCAACTGCCTGATAATTTACTCTTGCTCCACCAGATTTTGCTACGTCTGAGAACCAACGAGTATAGATTTTAGATGGAAATGATGCTCCCGCACCACTCAATCTTGTTCTTGCTTCCACTGCTGAGTTGAGTGGAGTGATTACAGCAGTTGTGATTGCTGCTGCGATTAAAAGTGCTTTTTTCATGATTAGAATTTGTACTTAGTACCAACTTCAAATTTCCAGTCTCTCTCTGAATCTGGTTCCCACTTATGCTCAAACTTTGCTTTTGCAGCAAGTGAGTCAGTAAGTTTAAACTTAGAACCAACTTCGAT